ATCAGCGTGTCGGTCATCATGGCCGTGTAGGTCGCCTGCGCGTCGAGACGGTCGTTTGCCGCCTCCAGCGCGGCGACGCGTTCCTCGGTGGTCGGCGGCGGAGGCGGCGGGCTGTACGACTCCCCAATGGCCGCGCCGTCGTAAAAGTCCACGGCCCCAAACTGCGCGGCGACCTCGTCGCTTTCGCAGACGATGATGTTCTCGATGATGCCGTCGGCATTTACAATGCAGTAGTTCATGTTGACCCTCCTTTACGCCGCGTCAAAGTGGAAGCGGAGATAAACGCCGCCAGCGCCGCCAGCGCCACCAAAGCCGTAGGCGCTGTCTAACTTGCAATCGGTTCCTCCGCCACCGCCACCAAAACTTTTACCATTGCTGTTGGTATTAGTAGTTGATTGGCATGTCCCAGTTCCCCCGTTAGGCGCCCCCCCATTTGCGCCGATAGAAGAGTGAGACGAATTGATGTAGCCGCCGCCCCCGCCTCCTCCACCGCCAGCAATACCAAGAGAAGTGTCATTAAAAATGTAGCCGCTTGCGTTTTTTCCGCGAGAAGCAAAAGCCTGGTTTTCATTTAAGTTAAGGCTTCCGCCACCGCCAGACCCATTCCCAGCACCTCCTTTTGCTGCGACGTACGGAGCGGAATCCCCAATCAGCTTTGATTCACCTTTCTTTCCACCGGAGGCAGTAATGATTTTTGAGGATAGCTGCACAGTCGTATTCCCGCCATCGCTTGCTTCGTGCCAATTATCCGGTCTGGGGGAGGAATCAGTGATAGCGCCCACTCCACCGGCACCGACCAAAATCGAAATTTGGGTTGTTTTTGATAAATCAACAGCAAGTTCGGTCGTTATATAACCGCCGCCTCCGCCGCCTCCGCCATACGAGTTGCTTATGCCACCGCCTCCGCCGCCGCCTCCGCCGACCGCGGTAACATCTACTGTTTTGGCAAGCGGTGATATTTTTAATGTTTTAGAGCTTGCGATCGTCAGCATATCGGTAACGTTCTCCAGCGTCAGCGGCACATCGGTGATCGTGCCGGTAGAGGCCACACTCTGGCTTGCCGGCGCTTTCTGGTCGATGTACGGCGATGTGCAGCCGATGGACACGCTTGCACTGGAGGAACGCCCCACCACGATGCCGTCCGCACCGGTCACCAGCGACGAACCGGGCAGCGCGGAAATGCCGCTCACGGTCACGCCCTCGGCAGGTGTTCCGTCGGTATACTGCACCTTAACGCGGTAGCCGTAATAGCCGACGCCGATCAGCAGCGCCAAAAGCGCATCGTCGGGCACGGCGGCGCTTGACAGGCCGAGCAGGCCGCAGGTGTAGTCCTTGAGCAAACTCGCCTTGTTGAGCGGCGTGCCCTCCTGCGTGGGCTGGTCGGCGCGCGTGAGGTCGTAGAGGTTGGCCTGTCCCGCGACCGGCTCCAGCTTTACGCGCCCGGGATACAAAGATACTCTGTCCTGCATATTGTCTCCTTTCATACCTCTCCGGCGTACAGCTCGCCGGAAAAGTGCCACGATTTGATGAGTTTGTCGATGAGCGCGTCAAGGTCGAGCAAAATCTGCTCAATGTTGTTTGCCTTGACATAGTTCAGCCCCGCCATGCTCGCCGGGGCATCCGGCGTGGACGCCATGACCGCAATCTGTCCGCGCAGCGTGACGATGTTCTGCCGGTAGGTCTCCAGCTGCGAGGCGGTCGGCGCGTCGCTCGTCAGCCAGTCCTTTTTGACCGTCACCGGGCAGGCATAGCCGAGCGCCGTGAAGCGGCCCGCGATGTACTCAACCGCCGCGCCCACGCGGTTGAGGTCAGAGGCATTGTAAAAGCCCTTGTCGGTCTGATTCGCCACGTCCGCGCGCGTGCGGTCGGTGATAAGGCTCAAAAGGCCGTAGTAGAGCGTGAGCGTGTAGTTGGTGCTGACGCCCGCCGCGGTGACGGCGGTGAGGGCGACGGCGTAGGTGTCGTTTGCCGCCCGCTCGACCGTAGCCGTCCACGCGCCCTCAATGAGCGTCCAGGTGTAGGCCGTGCCGTTGACCGTGCCGCTCACATAGATGATCTCGCTCGGCAGCGAGACGCTCAGAACCTGCGCGCTCATTCGATCTCCACCGCGATGACCATCGTCGCGCCCGCGTCGACCGGGTTGGGCGTGATGGTCGCCGACTTGATGACCGGCACCGAGGTGTCGAGTGTCACATTGCGCGTGACCGTGGAGACCTTACCCGCCGCGTCGGTCGCCGTAATGACGATGGTATTCGCGCCCTCCGCCAGCGTGACGGCTTTGCTGAACGCGCCGCCCGCGCCGACCGTGACGCCGCCCTGATCCGCGCCGTTGAGCGTGATCTTGATCTCCACGGGCGAGGAGGTCGCGTCGTTGGTGATACCGGCCACCGTGAGGCTCTGCGAGGCCGTGATGAGGTTGTCCGTCGGCGAGGTGATGTTGAGCGTCGGGGGCACGGTGTCGACCGTGTAGGTGGTGGACTTCTGCGCCGCGGCGTTGCCGTCGTGGTCCTTGCAGTTGATGGTGACGGTGTGGCTGCCGTCGTCGAGCGCCGAGGCGGGCGTGTAGGTCACCTGATAGCCGTTGGCAATGGCCGTGCTCGCAAGGGCCGAGGATGCGGCCGCCGCGCCGTCCTGTTTGACCACGAGCGTCGAGAGATCGACGCCGGAGCCGTCCGTCTCGTCCGTGACCGTGAACACGACCGGCTGCTTGCTGTTGCTGACATACGCCCCGGAGGAGGGCGAGAGGATCGTGATGACCGGCGCGACCTTCTCCTTGACGTAGAGCTTTAATCCGTTAAGCGTCGAGGCGTCTGCCGAGCCGACGGTACCCGCGTTGTTGGTCGCCTTGATTTGCACGTTGTAGTAGCCGCCGGACTGGTTGTAGGATGTTTTGCCCGGCGCGGTGATGGTGGCCTCGTACTTGCCCGTCGCGCTGTTGAGCGCAAGGGTGTAGCTCTGGCCGTTGATGATCGCTTGGACTGTTTGGATCGCCATAGTTTAGACCTCCCCGGCGAATATCTCGCCCGCGTAATAAACGGACGGCTTGGGTTCGTAGACAAAAAGCTGCTCGATGACCCCGACGGCCAGCAGCGTGGGAGAGTTGATCCCGACGGGGTTCACGGAAAATTTGCGCTTTCGATCAGCGGCTTGTATTCAAAGTAGCCGCTTTTGGTGTAGACCGTGATGGACGTGCCCGCGCTCTCGCCGCCGCTGTTAACGGCCTTGACCGTATAGACATAGGTCTGATTCGCCTCCGGCGTGGCGTCCACATACTGCGTGTCCTCCGTGCTGCCGAGCTTCGCGCCGTCGCGGTAGACATCGTAGCGGTCGGCATTCGCGCTCGCGGCCCATTGCAACACCACCGCAAGGATGGTCTGCAAGCCGGCGGGAGCTGCGGGCGGGTCGGGAATGATCTCCGGGCCTGCCGTAAACGTGCCCGTTCCGGCGTTGGCGTAGAACTGGCCATTGACGGTGTCGTACAGACCGACCGCGCCGGAGGCGTTCTTGCAGGGAACGAAATCACGAACGAGTGTGCCGCTTTTTTTGATTGAAAACGTATAGAGTTTCACAGCAGCCGGGTACAAACGGACATTGCCGTTATTAAAGCGAATTGCAAAAATCAGTATAGTGTCCGGAATGGGAACGCCGATTGGCCTGTTTAGTGTAACGCCGTTGATGGTCGCGTACATGGTTCCATCGGCTATGCGCTGCTGCATTTTTATCCGTGCGGTTTGCGTAAAACTTAAATCTGCATAGTTGTATTCGAAAAGATTGTTTTGATAAATAGAGTTGTATGCATAACTGTCGGAATTCTGTTGAACACCGTATATGTAATGCGGCAGAATTTGCTCGACTTCCAGATCAAGGTCGATTGTCGTATTTGACGTTTCAACAACGCCGGTGTTGACGTACTGCGTGCCGCTGCTCCGAATGTACTCCAGCTGTGTATACCCGCTTGGCAATCCGCTCATGCGCTCTCCTCCTTGTCCCAATACACCACCACGCAGCCGGCCACGCCGGCCACGCCCGGAGTGCCCTTGCCCGGCTCCACGTCCACGATCCACCGGCTCCCTGCGGGGCTTCCGTCCGGGTGGTATTGCTTTTCCTTGTGCCGCTCGCCCTTATTTCCGCCTCTGCCGCCCTTGCCGCCGTCGCCTGTGCCCGATTTGGGCACGGCCACGCCCGTGCGGGCGAAGCTGTCGCCGCTTTGGATGTCCGTGTAGCCGTTCGGGTAGCGCTGCCCGTTGGCGGAGGAGTAGACGCCGAAGGTGGAAACCTCGCCGATGGTGATGGCAAAGGTCTGCTGCTCGTTGATCTGAATGGTGTCCGACCAAACAAGGCCGCCGAGACCGTCCGTGCCGTCCGCGCCCGCCGCATCGAAGTCGCCGTCCGCACCAGCTGTGCCGTTTCCGCCGTGCCCGACGAGGATCACGCGCAGCCGCGTTTTGCCCGCCGGGGCCGTCCACGATCCGCTCTCGGTAAAGACCGCGCGCTCGGTGTAGAGATACGAGCCGTCCGCTTGCAAGAGCTTACTCTGGCAGCCTTGCAGCACGCCGTCCGAGAATTGAAACGTCTGGTAGATGCGCCGCGCCGCCGTCGCTCGGCTCTCGTTGAGCCACACGGTATCCACGTCGCCGATCTCACTTGCGGGGTCGCCGCGCCCGGTCAGCTCCAGCTGGTTGCCGCCGTAGCACGAGAGGATCAGCCGCGCCGCCGTGAGCGCCTGCGCCTGCGTGTGCAGAAACGGGTTCTCAATGGTTACGGTCTTCTCGCTGCTCGTGGAGTTGCCCGACACCACATATTCCGTCCCGTCCGAGAGGTGGAAAATGAGCGACGCAAGGGACTGGTTGGCCTTCATCGTCGGGTAGTTGACGAGGTTTTCCAGCGTGATCTTGCTGCCCTGGTTCCACAGCGGCTCCACCGCGAGCTTGCCGGTCTCTGCGTCCGCGCGCGGCCATGTGCCGGTCGCCATGCAGGCCCAGCGCAGGATGTCGCCGCACTTCTTCCCGCTCACCGCGGCGCGGCTCGAGGCCGTGACCGCGCGGTCGGCATAGTCCGCGTCCACCGTGTAGCGGTCCGCAAAGTTGGTGCCGAGCTGAGAAACGAGTGAGGCGATCCAGCCAGAGAGCGTGATGGGCAGCACCGTCGGCGCGAGGTACGCGCGGTCGGCCAGCAGCCCGATGATGTCCACAAGGTCCCACTGCATCGTCAGGCCGTTGTCGCCGGTCTTCCAGCCGTCGGAGTATTGGTAGAAGACGCCCACGCGCTTATATTCCACGCTGCCGTCCGCAAGCCGCACGCCGATGTAAGTCTCCACGCCCTGCCGCTCCTCGATGGACTGGAACAGCCCGGACTTGCTCCGCGGCTCAAAGCGCCGCGAGAGGTTGTCCATCTTGAGCGTGCAGGTGCCGTAGGGCAGCGACAGGCAGCTCACGTCGCCCTGCTGCTTGCAGTCAAAGGCCGCGACGATGTCCTCCGTCCACTCCTCGTACACGCCCGGCAGGATCTCCACCACGCGCATCCGGCGCGAGGGCAAACTCCATTTGGTCACGGTCACGCGGATGGTGTCGGGCGTCTGCACGGTAAATCCCTCAAAGGCGACCGCGCTCGCCGTGTTGCCGGTGACGGTCTTGGTAAAAAAGGTCTGCCCGGCGCTCAGGACCTCCACTGTGAAGTCCTCGGCCACACCCTCCAGCGGGTCGGACGGGAAATAGACCGAGAATGCCTGCAGCACGCTGACGTCGGAAAACGTGATCGCCGCCCAGGCGGGGGAAGCAAAGCTGCCGTCCGCGCCGGAGAGCTGCGCGTCCGCGACGCCCATGTGCTCGCTCACCTGATAGTCGTCCGGGAAGATGTTGAAGGAGCCGTCCAGAAGCCAGCGGTCCTGCTCCAGCGTCGCGTAGCGCGCCGTTGTGAAGCGGTAGTCGTAGAGCTCCGCGGTCTTCGCCCAGGGCGCGAGGCTGTCCGCGCTGCCGCCGGTGAGCTGCATGTCCGGGTCGATGATGTGGATCACGGCCTTGAGCAGCACGCGCCGCGTGTCGCCGGTGATGGCGGCGAGATACGCCGCCGAGGACTCAATCATGCGGCCTCACCTCCCGCAGCGTGAAGCCTACGTTGTGCCAGCGCGGCACGCCGTGAGAGGTAAATGCGAAGGTCGGGTCGGTCAGACTCTCGACGAGTACCTCCGCGCTGACGAGCTCGTCTCCGTTGTCGGGCAGGAAGGCTGCCGTGAACGGCGTGCCGGCGCGGAGGACCGCGAGCGCCGCGCGGCAGGTCGTGTCGTCGATGTAGTCGGCGCTGTAGGTGATGCGCCAGACCTTGCCGCGATCTTCGCTCACGACGCGGCCGGAGATCATCTCGACCTGCCGGCTGAGCGTCGTCGGATGCGCGCTGTAGCGGTCGCCGGAGACGTAGGGCAACGCCACGCCGTCCAGGATAAGCTGTGTCGTCCGTACTTTCTTCATGCAGTCTCACCTACCTCCGGCGTCGAGCGGTTCACGGTGCGCAGGTCCTCGATCGTCTCGCGGTAGAACTCCTTTCCGTTGACATTCATGGTGCTCACGACGGTGACCTTCATGTCGCGATTCATCGCCGCCATCGCATTGACCGCCTGCGCGAGCGAGGCGCGGAAGTCCTGCGCGGTCATGGTGCGGCCGGTGCCGCCGTAGCGCTCGAGGGCGTTGTAGGCGTCCGCCTCGCCGCTCGTGAGCACGCGCTCGCCGCGGTGCAGCTCGGCGACGTAACCGTCGTAGGGCACGCGGTAAAGGCCCTCGGCATGGCTGCCGTCGATCTTGTAGCTGTCGAGCAGCGCCTGGTAGTCGCTCGCAGGCGTGCTTTCCGCCGCCGTGAACTCCTTCCATTCCTTGCTGTTGGAAATGCGGTCGTTGAGATCCTTGAGCCAGTTGATGGCCGTCTCGATCTTCTCGATCAGCCACGCGACCGCGTCCGCCGCCGCATAGACGCCCTCGGCAAAAACGTCCTTCAAGCCCGCTGCGACCGGCGCGAGCGTTTCGCCGAGCTCACCCATCGCCTCGTCGAGCTTCAACTGGGACTCGTTGTAGGCCACGATGTCCTCGTTGGCGTCGCGCCATGCCTTGGCATACGCCGGGAGATTCTGTGATGTAAATTGATCGATAACCAGCTGCTGAATCTCTGCTTGACTTGTTGCAGCAGCAAGCTTTTCGTTAAATTCGTCCTCGCTTACGCCCGCCCAGTTGAGCGCGTCGGCAAAGACGCCCGTGACTTTAGCTGTTTGAATCGTCTCGTTGATTGCCTCAGAGAGGCTATCAATCGGGACAGAATCGCCATAGGTACCCCACGCGCCGATTGCTGCGTCGAGCATGGTGTTGAGGTCGTCCTGCGCCAGCCCGATCGCCTGCAGGTTGGCGATCGTCGTCGCCGTCTGTTGGTGATCTCCCAAGACGCCGTAGAGATACTCGTAGGACTCCGCCGTCTGCTCGGCTGTGTAGCCCGCCGCCTGAGAGCTGGCCTCCAGCGTGCCCATGATCTTGCGGTATTCCTCGGTCTCGTCCACGATGCCGATAATGGCGTCGCTCGCCGCCTTGAGTCCGGCGACAACCGCGCCGCCGACGAGCATTTTCTTGAGGCTGCCGAGCTGCCCGATCAGATCGCCGATGCCGCCCTTGCCGCCGCCTGCGCCGTTGAAGTCGTCGGTGGCCTTTGCCGCGTCCTTGACCTGCTTGCCGTACTCGTCGATGCTCTTGGCGCACTTGTCGGCGCTCGTGCGGGCCTCGTCGAGGTAGCGCTCGTTGGAGCTCAGCTCGTCGTTGAGGTCAATGAGGTCGGTTTCCGCCTTTTCCAGCTGCCGCTTGAAGCGCATGACGGCCTCGTCGTTTTCGCCATAGGCTTCGCCGCAGTCCTCAATGGCGGTCTGCAGCTTGGCGATCTTGTCGATCTGCTTCTGCTGCGCCTCGCGCAGCAGATCGTTTTTTGTGGTCAGAGCCTCGATGCTGTTCGCCTGCCCGCGGAATTCCGCGTCGGCGCGCTTCATCTTGTCGCTCAGCAGCCCGATCTCCTGGTTGACCTCGCCGAGCTCCTTTTTGTATTCCTTCTCGCCCTCCAGCGTCAGCCGCGTGGCGATGGTGCGTGTGGCCACTTACTCCCAGCTCCTTTCCCGGGGGACTCTGCGCGCCTCCAGCGCGAGGAGATCAACGAGCTCTCCCGGCGTCAGGATCATCGTCTCGCGCAGGCTCAGATGCAATCGCTGCGTGCCCACTTGGCGCAGCAGCAGCGCTAAATTCTCGTTTTTTTTTGAAGCTCTTGCAAAATGAGGTCAACTTCCTCTTCCTCGTCGTCCTCGTCGCGCTCGCGCCGGAAGGCCTGCTCATAGACCGCGCTGAGCGCGCGCCTCGCGTCCAGCGCGTCGAACGGGGCCATATTCGCGCGGAAATAGCTCTCCGGCACGATGGGCCGCCGGTCCAGCCCCTCCCAGCGCCGCACGAGCTCGCCCTGCTCGCTCAGCTTCCACAAAAGCCAGCACAGCGCGTCAAAGCTCGCTTTGTCGCTGCCGCGGTAGAGGTCGGGGATATCCTTTTCCGTGCCGAAGCGGTCATAGATGTCCGTGAGCGCCGCGGCGTTCAGGCACAGCGTGAAGGTGTGCCCCTTGAGTTTCCATTCGGTCTTTCGCATATTTGTCTCCTATGCCGGAAACGGGCGGAGAAAGGTCCCCGCCCGTTTGTCTCAGCTCGCGCTTTCTGTGAATTTGCCGTCGATCCAGGCCTGCGCCGCGGCCTCGGTGTCGAGGGCCTTGGACTCGATCTTGCTCTTGCGGCAGGCAGGCACCGTGCCGTGGAAGCTCAGGTCGTCGCCCGTCAGCTGGATCGATGTGCCCTTGGTGTTGTAGGTCACGCCCTGCCGCACGGCCTGCACCTTGGGATAGAAAATGCCCTTGTAGAACACCTTGCCCTTGTACTTTCGCTTCGAGATCAATCCGAGGCCGCCCTGCGGGGACTCGTCGTCGAAGCTGTAGCTCAGATCGCCGTCCGAGCTTAGATTGGAGCCGAACACCGCGGCTGCAACCGCGTTTTCCAGCTCCGTCACGGAGGTGGAAACGTCGTAATCCGCGACCTCGTCCACGCGGTCCTCGACCGCGTTGTCGCCGCTGATCTCCGCCGACTGCACGTTCACCGTGTCCGCCACGGTGATGAGCGAGCCAAGGTGAACCTTCGTGCCGTATTTCGGCAGCTTTGCCGCGTTCGTGTCGGGGTCGGTCTCCGCGAACGGCGCGAAATAGAGATAGGATGCGCCATATTTTGCCATTGTGTGCCCTCCTTACAGGTCTTTTGATTTGAGCCAGTCGTCATAGACGCTGAACTCCGCCGTGGTCACGGCGTCGGCGCACTCGGCGTTCGCCTGCGCCATCCACTGCTTGCCGGGAATGTTGCGCCGCGGCGCGCCGAACTCCTGAATGAAACCGACGTCATTGTTGGTCGAGCGGCGGCGTGCGCCTTTTTTGCGCGGCTTGCGGACGACCGGCTTGCCGCGTGAGCCGCTCGGCAGCACAAGCACTGCCGGCGCGTTATTCTTGCGGCTGTCGACGTAGAGCTTCTGCTTGACCGTGATGCTGCCAACGAGCTTGCCGGTGTCGACCAGCCCCAGCGCACGGATCTTCCGCCGCTGCGCCTCGGCTGCTACCTCGCCGCCCGCGGTCAGCATCTGCCGCTTGACGTCCTCGGGGATCTCCGCGATCTCCTGCACCGTCAGCGCGAGACCGTCGATGCCATCCGCCTTAAACTGCGCCATCGTCCTCGGCCTCGGTCAGCGCGTCGAACTCGAACACATAGTGCTGCCCGAGCTCGTCCGTCGCCGGCGAAACAGTCGGGAGGGAGAACTCGTCCGTTTCCTCGATGGCCGCGGCCAGCGCCCGCCGCTTGGCGACGGTCGACGCCTTGAGCGGCGCAAGGTAGTGCAGCTGCACCCGCGCGAGCCCGACGTCGGTCCCGTCGTCGCCGGCAAGACCGGCGGTCTGCGTGTAGTCAAACGTGCAGTATTCCTCCGGCGGCGTCTCGCCCGCCTCTGTGAAGAGCAGATCCGGCACGCACACCGGCACGATCGGCGTCACGACCGCGATGATTCGCTCATTCAGCGTCATACCTTGCCCTCCTGCGTGATGCGCTCGCACCAGAACTCCATGTACTTCCCCTCGTCGCCGTAGGTGTTGACGTAGAGGATGTTGTAGTCGCGCCCGTCGTAGCGGATCAGAAGCCGCCGGTCAAGCAGCTCCGGGTTCGCGCGCGTGAGAAAGCGGACCTTCGCCTCGCCAAACTCGGCGTTTGCCCGGATCAGCTCTGTGCCGCTCGTCTGCGAAAATTGCGCCCAGGTCTCGCGCACGGGCTCCGGCTCGCCGGGGACGTCGTAGCCGTCGGCGTCCTTTGCCGTCGTTTTCCGCAAAAACTGGATGCGCCTCGAGAGATTCCCTGCGTCGACGTGCATCACGCGCCTCCTTCCGCTTCCTCGCCCGTGCCCGAATCGGGCACAGGCTCGGTCAGCTTGAGCTGGTTGAGCATGAGCCGAACGACGCGGTTCTCGCTGGCGGCCTGGTCGATGGAAATGCCGCGCCGGTCGTACTGCTCAAGCGTCAAAGCCTTGACGCAGAGGAGATACATCGCGAAGCGCGGCGTCCCGTCTTCCGGCTTGCTGCACACGCCGGAGAGAATATAGCCCTCCGCCGCGTCAATATAGCCGGGCAGCTCCGCGTCGTCCGCGTCGACCTTGCAATAGACGGCGATCTCGCTCAGCCTCTCGCGCAGCATCGCTTAGCCCCCGCTCTTGGGCAGCGTCGCGACGACGACGCCCTTGTCGACTACGAGGTTGCCGCCCACCATCACGTCGCCGAGGATGGTCAGCAGGCGCTCCTGCGCCTTGTAGCTTTCGTCCACGCGCACGGTGAAATCGGAGAAGAGACCGAGCTCATAGTTGAGCGGGTTGCCGTAGATCATGGTCTGGATCGCGGCGCTCGCGCTCGCGGTCGAGCCGGAAAGGCTCGTGAGGTCGGGGCAGAGGGTATAGGGGATCACCACGCCGCCGTCGCGGATGACGCCGATGTTGGGGTTCGCCATGTCCGGCTCGATGGTGAACAGGCGGCGCTTCTCGTTCGTGCCGCGCAGCTGACCGATGGCCTTGAGGTCGGCCTTGGTGAGCAGCAGGCGGGCGCTGCCGCCGACCTCGGTGTCCGCGCCGTAGGCAAAATAGAGGGTGTCGAGCAGGTCGACGTCCACCGCGGTCACGTCCACGCTGGCGAAGATGCTCGCGCCCGCCTTGTTCTTGGCGTTCTTCATGCCGTAGAACACATGGCTGGTCTCGCCGTCGCCGTTGACGATCAGCTCAGAGCCCTTGCGGCGCATGGCGCGCATCGACATGCCGAAGATCTTGGCGTAGTAGTCCGCGGGCGTCAGGTTGCCGATGTTGCGGTCGACGAAGCTCGTCACGCTCATGTCGTAGGGCTTGATCTGCGCCACACCGAAGGTGGGGTCGGTGCTCGCCGTGCGGGCCTTGCCGGCGGTGGACGCCACTGTGCCGACCTTCGCGTCCAGCTCGGTGATGACATAGGGCTCCTGATACTCGCCCATGCCGGAGAGGTTGACGACCTGCACCTGGTCGATGATCGCGCTGATCGGTGCGTCGCCGCCGCGGATGTCGCGGCCCACGCCGGTGGGCTCGGCGAGCGAGGTGGTCGCGAGCGTGATGGCCTTGCGGACCTCCGCCGCCTCAAACTTCACCTCGCCGCCCTTGCGCAGGATCTCCGCGCGCTCAAGCGCCTTGTCGCGCGCTTCCGCGGGGTTCTCCTGCTTTCCGAGGAACTTGCGGTCCTGCTCCTCGATGAAGGTCTTGACCTCGGTGATCTCGGTGTTGAGGTTCTCGATCTCGGTCATCTTGCTCAGATAGTCCTCGCGCTTGCCCTCCTTGAGCAGGCTCTCAGCCTCGGTGAGCACGCCGGCGCGCTTCGCCAGCAGGTCGTTGTACTTTCTACGCATTGTGTGCCTCCTTAAAATCTCATTTCTTCAAGCTCCAAAGCGGCTTCGTCCGCCCAGTGCTCGTTGTTATCCGCGCCCTCCGGCGCATGGGTCTCTTGCATTTCGGCGCCGCCGTAGCGCTTCGCTTTCACCACGCCGGCCTCCGGCTGCACGGGCACTGCGCAGAAGCTGACCTCGTAGGCGTCCGCCGCGCCGTCAAGATCAAAGTGGCAGAGCTGCCCGTCGTACTCTCGGCCCGGACAGTGCTCGCACAGCGTTTTGCGCTGGTCCGCGCCGCAGATCGAGCAGTTGACATGCTCCACCGCACAGCCCACGCTGCACTCGCGCAAGATGCCGCCCTCGATGGCGGCGATGGTGTCTGCGGTGCTCGCCGTGCGGACCATGTAGCAGCTGAGCACCAGACGCTTGACCTCGCCCTCGTCCGCCACCTGTGCGTCATAGACGCGCGCGGTCTGCGTCTCCGCGCTCCAGCGGTGGTCACGCAGCACGGGCTTGCCGATGTAGAGCTTGCTGAGCTGCTCAAGCGTCGCCTCGGTGAAGCGCTCGCCGTCGCGGTCGATCTGGTTGTCGCAGGCGGCCAGACGGAAGGTGAACACCTCGTCCGCGCTCAACTCACGCAGCGCCTGTGCGTTGATGAGGGCAAGCTCCCGCTCGCCAACGGCGGCCTTTTCGATCCGTGCCGCCTTAAAAATCATATCCATGTGGGTTACTCCTCTCCGGCGGTCGTACCGCCCCTTTCCGCAACCAGACGCGGCCACTCGTCCAGCGGAACGCGGTCAAGCGGGGCGCGTCTGCGGTCGCCGCCTGGAACGTCCGGTAGGTCCTCCAGCGCCGCGATGTCGTTCGGGCTGTAAACGCTTAGGTCGCTCATTGTGCGGTACCAGTTCGCGCGGCTCGCCGTGTCGCCCTTGAGCTCCGCCATCATGTTGATGCGCAGCTCCAGCCCCGCGGCCAGCTCGCTGTCGGTCAGCAGCTTGTAGCTCTGTTCCTCCTCGTACTGGGTCACGATGGGGTGCAGCGTGCCGACGACATACTCGATCGCGTTCTGCTCATTGCTGCCGTAGGCCTGCTTGCCCTCATTGAGCTTGTAGAGCGGCACGCCAAAGTAGCGCGCGATGTCCGTGATCGACAGCTGCTTGTTTTCCACGAACTGCGCGTCGCGGTTCGTCCCCGCGATGCTCGTGTACTTGAGACCGAGGTCGAGGATCGCCGTCCGGTGCGCCTTGCTCGGCCCCATGTGGACGCGCTCCCACTCGGCGCGCAGCCGGTCCTTCTTGGTCACGAGCGAGCCGTCCGCCGCCTTGACCGGATTTCCCTTGGTGTCCAGCACATAGCCGCCGAGGTCGGTGTCGGTCTCCAGCACGCCGCCCGGCTGCCCGCCGTTGGCATAGTAGCTCAGCTCATACTCCTGCGCGGCCCGCGCCGCGGCGATCACCTCGCCGGCGCGCGTCACCGTGCCAAGACCTAAAAGGCCGTTGCGCGTGGCGTTCTTGTAGTGGCAGATGTCCTCGTTAGGCAGCCGCATCACCTCGCCGGAAAATGGATGCGTTACGTCGTACCACACGCGCCCCGCCATGTCGTGCCAGGGCTGCACCAGATACCACGGCACCGGGATCAGCTCCACCGGCTTGCCCGTGCGCTCGTCACGCACGATCCAGTCGTAGCCGTTTCCGCCTTCCAGGCGGCTCGTCTCCAGAACCTTCTTGCGAATGAACGGGGTCATGGCCTCGTTCGGCCGGATGTTCAGCAGCCGCAGCAGCTCGTGGTCCGTGCGCTCGCGTGTCCTCGTGTCGATCACATAATTCGGCAGCTTCGCGATGCTGTCGCTCAGCAGCTCAATGCAGCGGTCGACCGCGCTGAGCTTGCGCGCTGCGCTCTGCGGGTCTTCGCCGACGGCCAGACCGCCGGAGGCCGTCAGGCTGCCAACCGTTACGGACTTGCTCACGGTGGGCGAGCGTGCGGTCGCCGCGCGCAGGCCCTTGATGATGCTCATGCTTGACCATCACTCCCTTCGTCGTTTGCACTATCGTCAAAGCCGTCAATGACGGCCATTGCGATCATCATAATGCCGCCCACGATCAAGCCGGCGGGCAGGGAGATCATGCCCGCGCCGAGCGTAATAAGCAGCACGCCGAGCAGCAGCGCGGCGTCTCGCAGCTTTTCCACAGCCTTCCTCCTCACAACGTGAAGTCCGCCCGTGCCACCGCCGCGGCAAGATCGGGCTTCTGATTCCTGGCAACCATCCACACGGCCATCACAATGATGCTCGCGACCGCCGGGTCGATGCGCCCCGTTGATTTATTCTTGAGCGGCTTGATGTTGCCGTTTCCGTCCGCATGGCAGCGGACGTTGCCGAAGGTCCAGCGGAAGCAGGTGTTGTGGACGTGCAGCAGCGTGTGTCGCTGCATCATGTCGTCCGTCTCCTTCATCGCTGGGCTCATGTTCTTGAGATCCTGCGGGATCTCGATGATCGGCACGATCGGCGCGAGCCGCTGCGTGATGGTGCGGCTCAGATACGGGTCAAAGCCCACCATGCGCAAATCGTAGCGCTCCCGCGCCTCGCGGATGCGCTCCTCCACCGCGCCGTAGTCGATGACCTCGCCGGGGCAGAGGTCGAGGAATCCGGCACGCGCCCAGTCCCGGTAGGGGACGTGGTCGCGCTTTTCCGCCTCGTCCACCGTCGCCTCGGGCCGCCAGATGCCATAGGGCAGCAGCACCGCCGCGTCCAGCCCCGGCTGGGGCGGAAAGAGCAGAACAAAGGCCGTCAGGTCGCGGCTCGTGGAAAGGTCCACGCCGCCGTAGCAGAGCTTCCCATCCAGCTGCCGCAGCCATTCCTCGCGCTCGCGCTTTTTGCTCGGCCCCCATTGCGTCTTGTCATAGAGGTTGAGCGAGATCCAGCCGACCGACTTCGTCGTGATCCATTGGTTGAGCCGCAGCCATCGGAATACGCGCTCCTCGGCTTCGCTGCGCTTTGCGCTTGCCGCCTCCATGCGGATGTTGCGCAGGCTCAGATGCTTGCCGAGCGAGGGGTTGCAGAGATACCACAGGCTCTCGTCCCAGATGTCGAGCTTTTCCAGGTCGTCCGGATCGTCGCCGAACAGCGCCGTCAGGCCGTAGAGGATCGGCAGCCAGTTTTCCTCGTCACGGCCGAGCAGCTCGGTCTCCGCGTCCGCAAGGTCCTCGTCCCCGACATGCCGGAGGGATAGGACCGAGCGAACGTCGCCGCCATCGTTCCGGATGCGCCGCAGCTGCCGCGCGTCGCGGATGCCCACAGCTTTCTCGTGGATTTCCCAGCCGATGGAGCTGCGGTCGGGGTCGTCGCCCGCGGTCGTCAGCACGATCCATGCCGGCTGCCGTCGGCTCGCGCCCGCCGCGCCGGTCATGACGTCCCACAGTTCACGGTTGGGCTGCGCGTGCAGCTCGTCGAAGATAACGCAGCTCGGCTTGTAGCCGTGCTTGCTGTACGCCTCGGCGGAGAGGACCTGCAGAATGCCGACCGTGATCCACTTGTACCCGCCGTTGCCGGTCTTCACGCGCTTGCGGTACTCGATGCGCTTGCGGCTCTCGATGGGCCGCAGCTCGCCCTGGGCGATCATCTTTGCCGTCCACGGCGCGCTCGTCGCCATGAAGACCGCGGCGTTGAAGACGATGGAGGCGTTCTCCTTGTCCGCCGCGCAGACGTAGACCTCCGCGTTCAGCTCGCCGTCCGCGAAGAGGTGATAGAGGGCCAGCGCCGCAGCCAGCTCGCTCTTGCCGTTCTTCTTCGGGATCTCGAGGTAGAGGTACCAGTAGCGGCGCAGCCGCTCCGCGCTCTCCTCCGTGCCCGATTCGGGCACGTCCATCGTGCCGTAAAATTCCATCAGCGCCCCGCGCTGCCAGTCGTAAAGGCAGAAGGGCTTGCCCGTGGCGGTCGTCGGCAGGCGCTCGACGAAGTCGCACACAAACTGCCCCGCCTCGCGGTCGAAAACGTATGCCATGCTACAGGCTCCGCGCCAGCGCGTCCGCCTGCCGCTGCCGCAACCGCTCCGTGAACTCATCCGTCCCGCTCCCCGGCGTAAACGCCGCCGCGGGCAGATTGCTCGGCAGGACCAGCCGGCAGCGGCTCGATACCGTCAGGCCCATGTCGTTCGCGCAGTTGCGCGCCTGCTTAAAGTAGCGCTCCTGCACGCGGCCCCAGCCATCCGCCGCCTCTAAGTCGCGCGCGTGGCCTGGCGCCTGAGTCAAGGCCCGCTGCACCTCCGCCGTCGCGCTGATATACTCGTGGTGGGCGACCAGATAGCGTCCAAGGTTGTCCGCGTCGAGGTCGGTGTAGAGCCCCACGTCGATGAGCTGCTTGCCGATCGCGCGAAACTCGCGATGCAGCTCCTTGGGCAGCCACTTGGGCGGCTTCGCCCGCTGCGGCGCCGGCACCACCACCTCACGGTCGCGCCGCGCGTCCTCCTCGGCGCGCGTCATGTGCTTGCGCCCGTTCCTCACGACCAGATCGGTCGGTTGTCTTGCTCCTGCCATCTCCGCGCTCCTTTCTGCGCTGCCGCCGAATATATCGCTCCATGTCCCGCTTGAGATACGGGCTTGCTGTCGTGGACATGATCCGCTCCGCTTCAGCAATCGTCATGATTTCCCAGCGCGGCGACAATTTCCTTTTCGCGGTCGCTCAGCTCCCAAACATGCGCCGCAGCCTTCTCCGCCGCAGCCTTCTCCGCCGCAGCCTTCTCCGCCGCCGCTTTCTCCGCCGCCGCTTTCTCCGCCGCCGCCTTCTCCGACAGAAGAAAACCTCCACCGTAAATGGCCGCTTTCTTTTCGCGCTGCGCATCAAGCGCCCTTATAAAAACAGCGTCCTCCTGCGCAACTTTTAAAGCCTTGCGTCTGCCGGTTTTTACGATTGTCGATGAGGTCAAAACATAATCTGGATACACGTATCCAGGCAGGTCCGTTGCGGTTTCGTGACGGTTTTCGTCATCAACAGATTTAATTGCGGAATAAAATTCAGGATCGGTTTCGATTTTCATGGATCCAAGGTTGGTAACAAACGAGGTCCCGACCGTCGCACCGTTTTCATAAGTCACGTTCGCACCAATCGGCAAATAGTTGCATGTCCCGGCCGCGATGCTAAAAAGCGTCAGCGCCGGCGCAAAGAGGAAAAATCGGATGCCGAGCTCCGTGTAAAATCGGCAGATCTGCGAGAGGATAGAAAACGGCGGGTTGTCGATCACCACACAGCCGTCCGGATAGGTCTCGTGCTCATAGTCGCCTCCGGGGTAAAATGGCCGAACAACCGGCGCGCCCTGCAAGCCGTAGTGCTCCAAAGCCCAGTCGCGGATCACCTCGTAGATGTTCTGCGGCGTGTAGCAGTCGTCGGTGGTGAGTTTCGGCTTGAATTTATCCACAAATTTCTCATAATCCTCGCTGCTTTCGCTCTCGACATCTCCCCAGAAGTGGTTTCCTTCTGCCGCTGGTTTCGCCCGCTCGTGGGCGCTGACATGGATCGTCTCGATCTCGTCCATCGTGAAACCGGTCAGCGCGGTGTCGAAAGAAAGGCTGCTTAGCTCTTCCATCTCAAACTTGAGCCGCGCCGCGTCCCACTCGCCCGCCTCGGTCAGCCGATTGTCCGCGATGATGTAGGCGCGCCGCTGCGCCTCGGTCAGGTCGCTCACCGTCACATACGGGACCTCGGTCATGCCTTCGGCCCGCGCCGCTTCGACGCGGCCGTGACCGGCGATGAGGTTGTGCTCCTCGTCGATCAGCACGGGCGAGACGAATCCAAACTGCCGCAGGCTGCGCCGCAACTGCTCGATCTGGTTCGGCCCGTGGATCTTCGCGTTGTTCTCGTAAGGGATCAGCTCGTCGATGCGTATTGTCGGCAGGTCCTTGACCGCCACGCGCACCGGCGTCTGCCTTGCTGTCTGCTTTTTTCCCATGCCTTGCCTCCTGTCGATATCTCCGATGCAGTCCCCGGCCCTCGACGAGCGAGAGCGCGGGGGACAGAACCGTGAAGGCTATGGCCGGCTTCAAGAGCCGGGGACCACACCGGACGTTGTTTTGTTGCTCCTGCGCATTTGACCCACCGTCTCGGCAGGCCGTCCCCGCTTCGTTTTTGCTCGCGGCAACAGCGCCGCTGCCTCGAATGCTTAGTCGCTTTCTCCGCCACCAGCGGCGCTCCTGCGCATTCCCCGCCCCTCGCGATTCGAGGGCCGCGGGGGTAGGA